GAAGCCGTCGGTCTGGAATGGGTTGGGGATGTCGCGCAGCAGCACGCGCGCGCCGGCGATGACGACGAGCCGGCCGTTGGGGTACTTCTCCCGCCACGCCGGCTCCATGACCGGCACGCGCTTGGGCCGGCGCAGCGGCATGAGGAACAGCGAGCCGTCGATCGGGCTCACCTGGAGCTGGTGGCCGAAGACCTCCATCTCGTACAGGCCCGTCGTCGGGTCGACGGCTTCGGTCGTCTGCGGCACGCCGTTGACGACCTTCTGCTTCTGGTACGCTTCGAGCGTCTCGTCGCGCAGCCAGCACTCCATGATCTCGACCGAGTCACCGTCGGCCAGATCGTAGTCCGTGCCCAGCGGCGAGTATTGCGGACCGACGATGTTGCCGTTGACGTTCGCCGCGCTGATGATCCGCGACGCTTCGTTCGAGTCGCCCTCGCGGATGAAGTCGCGGTCCGTCTCGCTCGAGTCGAGCGTCCGCATCCCCTTGACCTTATGAACCACGGCGGCGCGCTCGGGGTAGTTGCGCCGCACCCACCCCATCGTCTGCTCTTCGACGTGGAGGATGAACTCGGCGTCGTCGACGCAGGTCGCTGTGCGGTTCGAGAAGATTCGATACGGCACGATCGGCGTCGCGATGTGACGCCCGCGGCCGCCATCCGCCTTCGGATCGAACGCGATCTTCATGAACCCGGTGCCCCACACCAGGCCGTACAGGACGAAGATGCTGATCTTCGCCTGCATATCGTTCTCGTCCCAATCGCGATCGACTAGCTTGCGCAGCAGGTCGGCGGCGTCTTCTGTCCCAGGGACGAGCGGATCGACGGAGATGCGCGGCTTGTTGTCCGTCATCACCGCTTGCATGAAGGTGATGAAGGCGCGAATCTTGTTGATCGTGATCTTCGCCCGCCAGGTCGGCCAGCGCGACGGCCAGACGTTTCCGATGAACAGATCCCAGGCGACGTCGAACGTCTCGTACGGCTCGCGCGCTTTGCGCGCGTCGTCGTAGAGCGCCGAGCAGTAGCGCAGAATCTTGAGCTTGCCCTGCTCCTCTTCGGTCAGCTCCGGGAAGTCGTCAGCGACGTCGTCGTCGCCTTCAGCGTCCTCGCGCTCTTGCGCGCGCTGCATCGCGTAGACGTCGTGACGAACGAGGTTCGGCTTCGAGTCGCGCTCGAGCGTGATCGCCACGAGCTACCGGCCCACCGATCGATACCGGCCGCCCTCGGCGGGCGTCAGCCCTTGGCGGGCGGCTTCCTCGCGCACGCCGCGATTCGAGCCGAGCTCGGCGTTGGTGCGCGGCCGGTACGCGAGCCGTGGCTTCCCGTCGGCCCGCTCGCCGACGACGGTGTCGATCCCCTTCAGCCCGACGTTGAACTTCGAAGTACCGTCGGCGACGCGCGCCGGGTCGTTGGAGTCCTCGCCGCCGGCGTCGATCCGGATGTGCTGCCCGTGCCGCGGCCCAAAGTGCTGAGGTGATGGCGTGCCGCAGACGCCGCACCGCAGGACGCCGCCGCTCTTGCGGACGTCGGCGAGCAACGCGATGACCTCGTTGACCCCGCAGGTCGGGCAGTTGACGTCGTACAGACCGGGCACGAGCCTACTCTGGCGGTCCGTAAGATCGCGAATGTGGGGGAATCCCCAAGGGCACGACCGTCATCGCATCCACCCCAAGGCTTCCTCGGCGCCGCCCTCGTCCGCGTCGCGAATCCAGCCCAGACCGTCCTCCTCGAACGGATCGAACGGGACGTCGCCCGCATCGTCACCGCCGAACTCGGGCACCTCGATCGCGTCGGCTTGCTCTTGCGATCGCCCGGCGTAGATGCGCAGCAGAACGCACAGGATCTCAAGAGCGCTCACCGTGTCGTCGTGTCGGCCCGCCGCGCCGCCGTAATCACCCGGATCGCCAAAGCCGCGCTGCTCGCGGTACGTGCTCATCTCCAAGATCGTGGTCGCGTCGGGGACGTCGATCATATCGCGCTCGATCATGCGCCGCGTCCAGTCGACCATCAGCGGCTTGGTCTTCGCGTTCGACTCCCAGCCGATGCCCTTGGTGCGCGGGAAGCCGTGCGTGCCCGGCTGCCGATAGCGGTACAGATTCGGATAGAGATTCTTCTGATCGATGTAGGTGCACATCGTGACGCCGGGGCCCGTCCACTCCGGCGCGAGCATCGGCATCTCGACTTCGTCGCCGACGCGAATCGCCATCAGCCACGAGAGGGCGCTTGCGACCTCGGCGAACAGCACGGGGTTGAGGTGGCCGCGCCAGGTCATGATCAACTCGTCGCGGTCCCACGGCTTGAGCACGCCGACCTGGATGACCGAGAAGTCGCCGTCCTCGGTGTCGGGATTGCCCCGGCCGACGTCGCAGGCGAGGAAGACCCGCTCGCCGTTGACGGGCCAGCGGTAGACCTTCAGGCTCTTGAGCGACCCGGAGTTGACGTGCGACTTGAACCCGCGCGAACGTGCTTCGCCCGGGGTGAGGAACTGCGGCCGGCGGACGACGTCGTGCGGCGCGGCGTTCTCGTTCTTCGCATCCGACTCGCCCCAGTAGATATCGCCCTCGGCGAGCGGGTGACGCTTCTTCGCAGCGAGCCGCTTGATGTGCTTGCGGCCGAAGACGACGGTACCCGAGGTCAAGAACGCCGTCTCCAGATCAGTCGGGTACTCCTGATCGAAAAGGTCCTCGTCGCGGTTGAACGTTGGCCCCGCGAGCATCATGCGGCGCCAGTTGAACTGCTCGAGCGTGATCGCCGGATACAGGCGCAGCAAGTCCTTCTCTTGCTGCGTGAGCGACAGCTCGAACGCGTGCCGCTTCTCCGGCGCGATCGGGATGGCGAACGAGAGCGTCATCTCGTGCCAGGGCAGGAAGAGCAACCGCGTGACGCCGTACTCGCCGGCGCGCGACGAGCGCGACGCGGCATCCATGCACTGCTGATGGAAGAACGCACCCGGGCCCGTCTGACCGTTCGGCGTCGACTCCATGTAGAGCGCCGAGTGCGGGTCGGTCGAGAGCGTCGGGTAGAGCGAGCGAAAGAGCTCGTGGCCGTCCTTGTACCGGCTGACCTCGGTCGCGTGGATGTTCTGGAAGCCGTAGCCCAGGTACGCGTCGATCGAGCGTGCCGTCGCGACGTAGATCCGCGAGTCGAGCGGCGAGTCGAACTCGATGCGGTCCTTGGGCGGGTTGTTGCGGTAGACCGCAGGGAGCTGCGGCCGCAGCCGAATGGGCTCGCGCCCAATCGAGGCCGCGACGTCGGGCGGCACGAGCCACTCGGGCGTGTGCGCCCAGAAGCGCCGGCACATATCCAGGACGTTTTCGCTGGGGTTCTTCTCGTTGGCGACGATCAGCGACCACGTGTTCGCGTGCTGCGTGGTGTCGTCGTAGATGATCGCCTCGACGCCCGTTGAAATGCCCGCGCGCCTCGCCTTGCAGATGACGACGCGCACGGGCAGATGCTTGGCACCGAACCACTGGTGCAGGCGGTAGAGCTTGAGCTGCGCCTCGTTGAAACGCAGCGGCACGATCCCGCGCTTGACCTTGATCCGAAACTGGTTCTCGATCCGAAACCGGGCGTCGGATCGAAACCGCTCTAGCCGCCGTCCGAGCTCGCGCTCGTCAACGGCTACGTTCGCAGGTTGTCGTTCACTTCAGCGCCGGCATGACGGCCATCTCAAACTCGCGCTGAAGTAGCTTCGCTGCGGCCTGGCGCGCGGCCTGAACGACGTCGTCCGGCTCAGTGGCGACAACGTCGGTTGCGGCGCGCAGCACCTCGGCGTACCTGTCCTCGGCAAGGGACGCGCGCTCCCACGCAGTGAGTCCGGCGGTCTTGCCGCGTGGTTTAGAAGGAGCTTTCGTCGCCATCGTCTTCTTCCGGTGCGAATCCGGCCGACGCCGCATCGGCCGTCGCTGCGATCGCGTGCAGCTTCTCGGAGTTGATCGCCTCCTTGCTGAGCTCGGCGTCGGCCAGCTCGAGCGCCCTCATGTAGACGCTGCGCGAACGCTCGGCGATCTGCTTGTCGTTGTAGGTCCGGACTTCCACGGTCACTCCTCGGCTTTGACGTCCGCGATGAACGCGGAGGGGTTGATAATCCCGAGCGCCACTGCGATGACGCAGAGGTTCGCTCGGTTCATGGCGTTGAGCCGGCGCGACAGCCGGTTGACGGCGTGCTCGACTTGCTTGGGCGTCACGCTCAGCTCAGCCGCGATCTCGACGTCGCGGAAGCCCGCGGCGATCCGCTCCAGCACGGTGCGATGCAGGTCGTCCAGCAGCGCGTAGTCATCCGAGAAGAGCACGTGGTAGGCGTCGCAGTCGGTGCAGAACGTGATCTTGCACCGCAGGCGAAGGTACTTCATGACGCGCCGCTTGCCCGCCTCAGCCTCGTCCTTCGCGTACGCCGTGACGACGCACTTAGTCGTCATCAGCAACCACGTTCTCCGGGAGGTCTTCAGCAACGTCGATCGGCGTCGGAGCGCCAGGCTCGTAGCCGAGCAGGTCCAGCCCGTTCGTCCCGCCGCCACCCTCGATCGCGGCCTGCCCGGCGCGCGCGCGGTCTTGCTCGCCGAACATTTGCCACACGTTCACCGTGCGCTTGTCGACGTTGAACGTGGAGTCGGGGGTCTTCTGCCAGCCCAGCGTCCGCGCGAGCGTACCGAACGCGCGCGTCGCGTTCTCGTCCGTCCCGTGCAAGGCTATCTGCACCTGGCGCGCGATCATGGCGAGGCGCTGACCCTCGAAGTCCTCGAGGTTTGCCGTCATCTTCGCCCGCACGCCCTCGGTATCGAAGACCAGCTTCGCCATGTTGCGCAGGTCGATGATGGAGCGGTCCTTGGTGTCGAACCCGAGCTGGCGCAGCGCGGCGTACATATCGCCCGTGTGGACGAAGAGCGCGCGCACGGCGAGCGCGTCGCGCACGTCCTGCGCGAGCGTGAGGAACGTCGCGTCGGGATCCGGGTTGAGCTCCATCTCTAGACGCTCGCGCAAGGCGGCGTTGGCGACGCGCAGCTCCTCGATCTCGGCCCTGCGGCCCGGTCTAGCGGCCAACACTGCTCTCGCGATACATCCCGCCCTCGGGGATGGGCGTCGTCTCCTCGATCCCCTCGTTGCCCAAGGTCGTGTACTCGGCGTCCTTACCGCGCCGGCCGAGCACGCGCTCCTCCAGGAGCAGCGCCGCGAGCTCGTCGTCGGTCGGCGGGACGAACGGTGCGCGCGAGCGGGCGCGCTCGTCGCGCTCCTCGTCGAGTGCCTGCGCGGCGTCGTCGGCGGCGGCCGCGACGTTCGCCTGCACGCCCTGGTAGCGGGCTTGGTGCAGCGCGCCGACGGCCTCAGCCCAAACGCGCGCACCGTGCGCGAGCACCCACACCCCGCCGATGAACAGCACGGCGAAGATGACCAGCGCAGCGCCGCCGACGGCGATGCCGACGGCTACGGGGACGGCGGGCGACATATGTCGTGCTCCACGATGAACTGCATGGTCTTGGCGACGCACCCTTCCAGGACGTTCCTGATGGTCGCCACGCGCGACTCGTCGTTCGGCAGGCGCTCCAGATCGTCGATCTGGAGCTCGCAGATCGCCCACGAGCTACCGCCGAAGAGGTCCAGCCGTCGTCCCCACATCGCGCCGTTGGCGTAGCCGAGCTGCCAATCGCTCCAGGCGCCGCCGACGGGCGGGGGCACCTCGGCTCGGGCGGAGAGCTCGCGCAGGTCTTGCAGCGTCACGGCTCGCGCTCCAGCTCATCGACGATCGCGAGGATGTCGGGGTGAACAACGATATGGTCGGTGCCGACGCCGCGCATGCCGGCCGGCGGCGTGCGCTTCGTCTTCGGCTTGCCCTTCGACGCGCGGCCGCCAGCGGCGCCGATCGTCTCGTAGTACCCGGGCTCGGCCTTCGCCTTGGTCGCCGCGCCACCGCGCCGGCCCAGCATCCGCATCTCGGATTTCACGCTTCGCCGTACCGATGCGCGTTGAGCACCTGGACACGGCGGGCGATCCGCTCGGGGATCTCGCCCATGACCGTCGGCCCGCCCCGAAGCGCGACCTCCTCGCCCGTGACGTCGATGAACGCGGTGCCGTGCTCGCTGCGAACGATCGTCCGCAGCACGTCGGCGTTCACTAGCGGGAACGTCTCGACTGCGACGGCCGGCCGGCGCACCTGACCAGGCCGCACTACTCGCCATCCTCTGGGTCGTCGTCGACCTCGGTCGCTGCTGGGTCATCACGATCCTCGTGTTCGCCACCCCAGCCGGCGTCGAACTCCGTCTTCAGGAACGCGTTCGCAGAATCGCGCACGCCCTCGTCGATCGCGTCCCGCGGCGCGAGCGCGACGCGCACGGCAGCGTCGAGGAGCGCGTGGTAATCGGTATCGCAATTCATCAGGCGAACTGATCAATCGAGCACGGCAGCACGTCGCCGTCGTTGAAGCGCACGGTGTTGATCCCGCCCTCGCCCGTGCGCAGGTAGCGGTCGAGCTCGCTCAGCGCCGCGCGTTCGAGTCGCGCCGCGATCTGATCGAAGTGTGCCACGTGAAACATTTTCGCGGTGACGGCGTGCGCAGTTGTGAGATGCGGACCGGCACCGTAGCTGTCGTCTTCGAACACGTCGAGCACGTAGTACCGCCGCACCCACACGAGTAGGTTCGGCTGCACGATCCAGCCGGTCTGATGGACGCCCTTGAGCGCGGCCGCGGTTGTCGGCGACGGCAGCGTCACGACCGCGGCAACGGTTGCTGCGACGGCCGACGCGGCGAGGAAGCCCGCGCGCTTCACGTCGGCACTTCGCATTCGATGCACGCCGCGGTCGCCGGCGCGCCGTGCGGGCAGAAGCGCCGGACGATGCGAGCGACGATCTCCGCGATCGCCAAGCGCAGCCGCTCGACGCGCGCCTCAGTGGGCTCGAGGTCGACGGCACCACGCGGCGTCACGATTCGACCTGCGCCTGCGGCAGCCGCTTTGGCTTCCGGCCCCCGCACGTGTGATAAACCATCGGGCGGAAAACATCGAGGTCGTCGACCGGGATAATCGCCCCCGGCTTTGTGAGCCGCGCCCATGCGGAGAAGCCGGCGCCTTTCTTGAGCAGGTACACGGTGCAGCAGCCGCACGACGAGGGGCTGCGCGGTGCGATTCGCTGTCCGCCCAACATCGTCGCGAGATACGCAGCCGTCGTAACAGCGCACCCGACGATCGCGCCGAGCCCGACGGCGGGGATGTAGTCCGGGCTCACGCTGCCGCCTCGGCGACGTCGCACCACGGGACGCACGACCACTCGCGCTGCAATTCGCCGCGCACGCGCTCGATCGCCCGCGCCTTCCAGTCGAGCACCTGGCGCAGCGCGTACATCCGGCCGGCCAACGCGTGCTCCATGATCCGATGCCGCGCGCCGACCTCGTACTCGACGACCGCCTCCCGGCTGATCGTCCGGCCATCGGTTAGCGTGACCGTGACGACGCAGCTCTCCCGCTCGCCCTCGCGCTCCCACGCGCCGGCCGCCGTCCACGCGATCGTCGCGAGCCGCCGACGCTGCACGAGCGGCCCGGTCGCACGCGGCCGTAGCGGGCCTGCCGGCTGGACCGCTCGCTGCTGGTCCTGCTTACTCATAGAAGCCGCGCCTGAAGAAGGCACGCCTCGACCCGCTGCTCGGCATCGCGAAGCGCCGTCACCGTCACGATGGCGTCGGGCGAGATCACGTATGCGTAAAGCTCTCCAACGACCGCGCGGGGGACGAGGTGGCCGCCGCGATTTATGCAGTGACCCTTTGCGTCGATCGCGATCGACGCGTACGGCAAACTCGGGTCGACTCGGTAGCGAACGGTCGGGCTCGCCGAGGGCGCGACGGCCAGGAGCGCAAGCGCCGCGCAGACGAGGACGGCGCGCTGTCGATTCGGCGAGCTCACGTTCCCTCAGTCTCTTCACCAAAGCCGACGACATCGACAGCCGAGCCGGCGGCGCTGAGAACCTCGGCGTCGCGCAGCCGGCGCTTCGTGGCCTCACGGCCCTTTCGTCCCATCGCAACGAGCCGTGCGTGGTCGATGTCGTCTGACTTCACGGCCTCGGCTCCGATTCAAACGCCCGCGCCAGATCGGAGTACCGCGCGACCGGCACGCCTTGCACCGCGATGTTGTGCACGCCGCGGGTCCAAAGTATGTCATCGATGAACCGCTCGCCCTCCGGCGTTGCGTCGACGATGGCGGCGAACTCGTCGTCAGCGACGAAGACGGCGCACAGGGTCCGCCCCTCACCATCGCCGCGAAGGCTGTACGCGAGGCCCCCGATTAGCGTGCGGGAGCGTGAGCCGTCGATCATGGCGCCGGCGGCTTTCGCAGCAAGTCGTCGGCGTTGAACGCCGGCAACGCGGGGACGCCCGTCCCGCCAGGCGTGAGCTGCGTGAAGAGCGCGGTCAAGTCCCGCCGATCCCATGGGCCGCCACCGGGCGCCGCCTGGTCGCGCGGATCGTCGCTGGGCTCGAAAGCCGCCGCCTCGTCGGCGCTCACGCCGGCGTTTCCGTCCCGAGCAGCGCGCGCACGACGGCGATGTAGAGCGAATCTTTCGCTTGCTGATCCGGCGGCAGCCGCTCGTACGGCACGAAGCAGGGGTGCTGCTTGGCCGCCGCGTCCTTGACCGACCCATAGGTCCAGCCGTCGCGCTCCTTCTCGGCTAGCCAGCTCCCGTGTGAGTCGGCCGGGGTCGCGTCGGGATGCTCGCGTAAAAAGCGCACGCCGGCGATCGCGCTCTGTACTTGCCACGTCGGCGCCTCGAACCAGGGCGGCTGCGAGTCGTCACCGATGGTCCAGCAGTACGCGCGGTTCGCCTCATGCGCGACGTGGGCGATCCGCGTGTCGGCGATCTCCCTCGAATCCGCGGTGGTGCTGCGCGCCTCCACCTGTCCGACTTGCTCGTCGCTCATCCGATCCGCGCCCCGGCCTGGTTGAGATGCGGATCGCGGGTCGCCGTCTGCTGCCGTAGGTCGCCGTGCTGGCCCGATTGTTCAGCTTCCCCGCAGCCGCTTTCGTGGAACCGGCCCGAGCCCAGCTTGTTTATCGCGTCCTCGAGCGCGTACCGCGCGCCAGCGAGATCGTCGAACCGCCAAGGCGTCTGCGTCGCCGCCGACCCGAGCGTCTCCCAACCATCCGCCTCGGTCAAGATCGCGATCATGTGCCGCTCGCTCACCCGCTGGAACGCCACCCGCACCCCGCGCGACTCCAAGGTCGCCGCGGTCGCCCCGAGGTACTCCGCGTCCCCAGCAGGCATCGCCACCGTGCGAATCTCGTCGTTGCGATGCCGGGCCAAAATCTCTGTCGTTGTCACGCTTGCTTTACTCCTCTTTCTTGTCGTCAGCAATTTTTCGGGATGGGGTGGAGCGAGAAAGACTCAGTTCGATCTCGCATCTCGTGGTCGCGAGGCATTGGGTTCGGCCGCATCCCCGCCGGTCGGGGTCGCGCGTTCGCCCGCGGGCTCGGCCGGTCGTCGCTGCGGCTCGTGGGTGAGGTGGTGCCAGCCGCAGCGCGGGCACCAGTACGCGCGCTGTTCGAGTGGTCCGGCGTGGCGCTGCGTGTCGCGCTGCTGCTGAATGACGACCAGCGCCCGCTGCGCGCGCTCGGCAGACGGGTAGCGCACCTTCCAGCACGGGTACTCCGGCGAGCGCCCCAGCCGGCTGGACCAGACGGAGGACGCCGCGCGAGCGGGCTTGCGGCTCACGCATCGGCACCGCGGACCTGAGGCCGGCTGCACGACCGACGCCACGCCAAGGCTGCACCGACCACGACCCCGACGACCACCGGCAGAACGGTCGCGCGCGCGCACTTGCGCACGGCCTGAGACGACCACCGGCGGGAAAAGAGACTCTTGGTTCGGTCGCTGTTCGGGCTGGCGTCGCCCGCCGACCGAACCCGCGGCGTCGGCGTCCCTGAACGCAACGCGGCGCAGCCACACCACGACCTCTAGTGGTGGCGGCGCGCCGCATGCGCCGGCGATGAGGGCGTCGTACAGCACGGAAGCGGCCGCACTGCGGGTCGCTGGGCTGCGGACGTCGCCGCTCACGCTGGCGTACCGCTGGGCGGGGCGGCGACCTTGGCGGCCGCGGTGGGGTCGGTCCAGCCTACGGCTGCGCCCTGCGCAGATGCTCGGGCAAGCGGAACCCCATCCCTACCCTTCCCCGTGATGGGGAGGCCGGGTGCTGACGACGGCTGGGCGCCGTGGTCGTCGCGGCCGCCTTCCGGTCGTGCCGGTGCGCGGGACGCCGCTCGATCGCCACCGCCCGGATGGGCGTCCTCCGCGTCGCGGACGGTGCAGCGGGGTCGAGACTGGACCCCGACGGTACCGCGGCCGCAATCGGCGACTGCTGGGAGTTCCCCCGCGATCTTCAGGTCGCGCTTGGCCTCGCAGATCGGGCACAAGACGGCCCGGGTCGTTGGACCGCCGCAGTCGCTACAAGGCCGAAACTGCGGGGGAACGGCTCGATTCCGGGCCCCAGGACGCGTTCTGGCTCGATCGGATGACCTGGGATACCCGGGGATCGGCGTGGCGAGGCCGGCAGCGTCGAAGGTGCGCGCTGCTGGTGGAGACGGTGGGGAATCCCCCGCTTTCGCCATGCCGCGAGTACCCTACCGGACGACCGCCCGTCCCGTCAATAGGGTGCCGGTGCGTCTTCGTCAAAGAGTTCATCCGGTCGATCGGTTGATGGAGCTCGTCCCGGTTCGCTTCCAACCCCCCGCCCGGACCGGCCCGGCGGCGTCCCGCGGGACGTCCCGGACCCCGACGGCCGCC